TGAGTCTTTACCGGAGCCTTATAAGCTTGTATTAGAAGACATAGCATATAATGTAGGTGGAAAGAAAGCGGGATTGGGATGGGACAAGATTTTTGATTCTATGAAAAGGGGCAACACACAAGAAATTGTAGGCCATTTAAGAAGAAAAGATAATGACCAAAACACAGCAGGTATGGATAACAGAGCCGCTAAATCCGCATACGCGGCAGGTTTAATTTCTACCTTACAAGAGGCTAAAGATGCAGGACTAGTTAAAGCCACCACTAACGAAATACCTGCTTAATAATATGGGATTCCCCTTTGAAATAATTACAATGCTTGGCTCTACAGTTCTTGGTGGGGTTATGAGTGTGTGGGCAGAGAGTCGCAAAGACAAAGCAGAACATCAAAAGCTTCTTATAACTCGCGGTGAGTTCGGTGCAAAAGCCGTCAAAGCCGCAAGGGATGTTAAGGACAAAGGATTTCAGTGGACGCGTAGAATTATTGCGCTGTCTTCAGTCTTTGCTATTGTCATACTACCTAAGCTAGTGGCTGTGTATTACCCTACAGTAGATGTAACGGTAGGCTACACAAACTTTCATCCGGGATTTTTATTTCTTACTGAGGGAAAAGATGTGTTTGAGTGGATAACTTTTAAAGGTTTAGTAATAACACAATTAGATACCAACTTAGTCTCTGCTATTATTGGTATGTATTTTGGCGGTAGCTTAGTGAGTAAAAAATAATGAGTCCATCAACAACTATAAAACTAATAGTTGCGCTTATCTTTATATTAGGATCGTCAGTTTTGTATGCACAAGAAGAGCCTATGGGAGATACTGACTCAGACAACACTCAAGACGGATCGCTCAACACCAACACAGTGGGCAGTACTGTTAGTAGTAACAACAACAGCAAAGACGATAGCGTAACTAACACTTACAATGGCGCAGGTAGTTCTGGAGCTATGCCAGTAGGCTCAGCAATAGCCCCTAGCTACATGTCTAATGGCATGGAAACATGTTTGCAGGGATCAGGTGGTTCAATTCAAACAGGAATTATAGGTATAACTAAAGGCAGTTACGAATCAGATGTTGATTGTAATAGGCGTAGAGATGCTAAAGTTCTAAGCGATCTAGGAATGAAGGTAGCCGCTATTGCTAGGATGTGTGAAGACGTAAAGGTTTGGAGGTCTTTATTTATATCTGCAACGCCCTGTCCTGTTCTATCAGGCGGTAGATTAGTAGTAGGTAAAAGAGCTTTTCTTTTAATGAAGATGCAACCAAGCCTGTACATACCAGACTACGGTGAGGTTGGAGTTATTCGCAGAGCAACGTGGTCTAAGCTTGAACCGATAATAAAATATACAAAAACTCAAATATGGTACAACTCAATTTTAGGTATAGGAGCAGGGAATGAAAATGAAGACGAAGATAGTAGCTCTAGCGAGTCTGTTTCTGAGCAGTTCCGCAGTTCAAGCAAGTGAGTTAGATACTTTAATAGCAAGCAGTGCGGCTATTATAGATCAGATAAATACAGGCATCCTAATGACAGGAGCCGCTATGGGCTATGCTAACACTGGCACAGGAATTAGTGACGGACAACTAGCAGGTACAGCGTACATAACAACAGAGCAAGTTAACGCTTATAATCAAGCACTGGCCGGAATGGTAACTTACTTGCCTTATGGCTCTGCCCAAGATTATTTAGAAGAACAGGCCGCCGCCGAACTTGAATTAATGGAAGCGGCCATAGAAGATTTTACAGCCGTAGTAGTAGACATGCTTGCAGTACAAGAAGTTGCTGAACTATCTGCTGAAGCATCAACTCCAGATGAAGAAGCCGCAGTGCAGGAATATGTTACTACAAATACAGATGCCCTCACGATAGATCAAGCTGATGCTGACATTTATAATTCTAGTTTAGATTCTATAGAAGGCCATGCTAATGCCGCAGGAGCTTTTCTGGGCGTAGCCGCAAACTCAGACGCTGTGGCGTTTATGGATCAAGGAGCAATGGATAATAACACTCGTGTTGAAACAAACACCTTGAGCTATAGCGCGTCTACTCAGGCCGTAAGCCTTGCTTGGACTACTGGGAATCCTGCTACTAGCGTATACGTAAACGGCTCAGATGCGTTTAATATTAACTTGTACGTTTCTCACCAAGACATCTTAACATCAGGAGCTACCAGTGATCTTTATCTTACTGGCCCAACTTATTTAGGTTATGAGTGCTTTATGACTCAACTAAACTGTGAGGAGACAGGAGGATGAGTTTAGCAGAAACAGAACTAACGATTGGCGGCACAAGCTTTAAAGGCGTTTATATCGCTATACTTCTTAGCCTTGCAACAACTCTAGGTGGTGGTGTGTGGACAGCAAGCTCACTATACGGACGTTTAGAGGCTGTTGAGTCTGTGTCTATTCCAAGCATTGCTCCGCTAGAAGAAAGCCTACTGCTTATTAAACAAGAACTAAAAGACAATGATGTCTCACAGCTTCAAGGCAAGTTAGCAACACTAGGCGTTAACCTAATTACAATTATGGAACAACAAGAAAAGCTATTATTGATTGATGAAAATGTAGATAGTTTAGAGAAAGACATTGAGACTATGAAAGCTACTGTAGCTAAAGCAGAGTTAATGACAGCTAACTTAAACAAGCTTGACGGTCAGCTAAAAACAATTAGCCGTGAAATAGAAGACTTGTGGAAAGGTATGGATTACCTGTCAAACCCTTTAAAATAGGATAGAGATATGTTAGATAAACTGATAGGCCCAGTGACCGGACTGCTTGACAAGTTCATTGAAGATAAGGATCAGCGTAACGCCTTAGCTCACGAGATTGCTACGATGTCTGAGCGTCACGCCCAAGAGATTTCTAAAGGACAGTTAGAAGTAAACAAGGTTGAGGCGGCACACAAGAGTTTGTTTGTTAGCGGATGGCGACCTGCTATTGGTTGGATCTGCGGATTTGCTTTAATGTATTCTACAATCTTAGCACCAATACTAGGCATTTGGTTTACTGTCCCTGCTGTAGATAGTTCACTTCTTACAAGTGTACTGATGGGCATGTTGGGACTAGGTGCAATGAGAACTGTAGAGAAAACAAAATCAGTAGCGAGGGACAAGTAATGGCGGCAAAGAAAAAGTCAACAGTTAATGCGGCAGGTAATTATACCAAGCCTACAATGCGTAAGAATTTATTTAATAAGATCAAGGCTAGTACTAAAGGCGGTAAATCAGGTCAATGGAGCGGAAGAAAAGCTCAAATGCTTGCTAAAGAATATAAATCTAAAGGCGGTGGTTACAAATGAAGGTAGGCTTTACTTGCTCTGCTTTTGATTTGTTACATGCAGGACACATTTCTATGTTGCGTGATGCAAAAGAACAGTGCGATTATCTTATTGTAGGACTGCAGGTAGACCCATCTATTGATAGAGCAGATAAGAATCCTCCAGTACAAACACTTGTTGAAAGATACACGCAACTTAAAGCTGTTAGTTATGTAGATGAAATCATACCATACATAACCGAACAAGATTTAGAAGACATCTTATCTATGTACCACATAAATGTAAGAATACTGGGTGCAGAGTATTTAGAAAAAGACTTTACCGGAAAAGATATATGTAAGAAAAGAAACATTCAAAATTATTTTAACGAGAGATCGCACAGATTTTCTTCTAGCGATTTAAGAAACAGAATAGTAAAGGAGATTACAAATGAAAGGTGTTAAACATTATAAGAAAGACGGCACAGAGCATAAAGGTTCTAGTCACAAGATGGCTGATGGTACTCTACACACTAATAAGTCTCACACTAAGACAAGTGTAAAGTTATTTCATTTAAAGGACTTGTCAGCTAAAGCAAAAGCTAAGGCGAAGAAGTAATGGCCCTTGCAAAATCTCAGAAGTCTTTAAAGAAATGGACAGGGCAGAAGTGGACTACAAAGTCTGGAAAGCCTAGTGCTAAAACTGGCGAAAGGTATTTGCCTAAAGCGGCTATAAAGGCTTTGACACCTGCACAGTATGCGGCAACCACCGCGAAGAAAAAGAAAGATACAAAAGCAGGTAAGCAACACAGCGCACAGCCTAAGAAGGTTGCGGCCAAAACTAAAAAGTATAGGGTCTAGATATGGCAACTCCAAGAAAGGGCAAAGCCAAAGTAAAAATAACCGCTAGTGGAAAGAAGGTTAGCTATGGTCAAGCAGGAAAAGCAAAGGACGGTGGCTCTAGAGTTAGAACAGGTACATCGAAGGGAGATAGTTATTGCGCCAGAAGTTTAGGCATAAAGAAAGGACTATCTAAAAAGAAACAAAATGATCCGAACACCCCCAACAACTTGTCACGCAAGCGTTGGAAATGTTCGGGTGCTAAGTCAAAGAAATAACTTAAAGTGATTAACTATGAAAAAGTTTTGGAAGCTGTGGGCCTTGAGTCTAGGCGAAAGAGTGGGGGACACAGATTCCGAAGCTGATAACGTAGCAATCATAAGAACAACCTTAGTTATAATTAATTTAATATGTTGTTTCTGCATAATGGGCAACATCTTTATGGGTTAACCCGCTCCATGATTCAAGGCATTTAGTTCATCTTCTAAATACTTGTGGAGCGGTTCTAGTTTTTGTTTCGTAAGTTGTACAATGTTTCTTATAATAGACAATTCTTCATCCTTAAAGACTGTGCTTAAATCTTCGTAGGAGATGCCGGACATTTCTGTCACGACAACTCCTTCACAGTTTATTAAGACTTTAAAACCTATGATGTTGGCTTCCTTGCCTTGTTTAAACGATCTCACATGCGCCACCAGTACACGCTAACTCTTGTGATCCTGTAGTGTTGTCTTCCATTTCAAAGTTTTCTAAGTCTTCCCAACTAACGCCTTGAGGCATGGCAGCTAACAACTCATCATACTTCTCGACACTAATGTCCTCATACGGAGCTTGCTGATAAATATGGTCACTGACTGGCAACAAACTAATACCGGAGCAGATTTCAAAGTTATCCCATATCCACTGCGCTACTTGGAGGAACTCATCGTCTGTGTAATAAACTGTTATGCTTGGTTTATGTTCACACCAATGATTCTGGTAGGTTTTCCAAAGCTCTAGCTGTTGCATTGCACCTACTTCTGCAACAGTAACAGAACGATCAGGAGCCTTGACAGGGAAACTAAAGACTGAAGAAGCGGGAGACATAACGTCCTGCTCTACAGGAAATCCTTTATTTTCCATGAAGACTGCAAGCGGGTCTTTCTTATCGCTACGTACTCTGCGAATATAATGCTTAGAGAACCTAGGGTGTATACCACTAGCAGAGTCAACAAGCTGAGACACAGTACCAGACGGCTTGACA